CCTGATTTAGCTTTATCATAAGCTTCTTTTTCAGCTTCATGTTCTTTCTTTTTTATATCTGCCAACTTTCTATAAAAATATCTTCTTATGTGTGTTGGCATATTCCAAAGATCTGAGTAAGTGAAACCCATCTTTCCATAATACATGAGATCAAAAATCTCATCTTGCAGAACGCCCCTATAATTAGAGGCTAGGCCAAAAAAACTGAACCGTGATGGGCATAGCCATCTTTTCTTGTTCATAATCACAATGTGGACAAGTAAACGAGAATGTTGAATCCACATCTGGAGTTATTTCTTTTACAAAGCTTCTTAGTGCTAGAGAATCTCTTGATAGCATGTTATCAACAAAGTTATTGATATGATTTCTGTCTTCATTTCCATCCACAGCAACAATCATATATTTTAATCTTGTTGTAAGTTCTGAATCTACTCCAGTGATTTTGCTAAGCTTTTTATATTTTTTTACTGCTTCTTCAATTTCTTTTTCGTCTCCGTGAGTCAAAAACTTTAAAGTTAAATTGTTTTTTCCTGTTGGAAGACTAAAACCATATGTTGTTTGACCTTTTGTAAACTTTGACCAATCTATTTCTTTTGATTCGAAACTTTGCAAGTCAATGTGTTGTTTTGTTTTTTCACCACAATTTGGACAAGTAATTTCTACTTCATAATCTGGTCCATAAGCTAAAATTCTAGCTGCAATAAAGATGGCATTCTTATCTATCGTGAGTATTTCATTATAGTTTACTTTAGTCATTATTAATGAACTTAGTAGTTTATCAATTACTACACCTTGTTTAATTAAACTTTGAGATGCTAGAATGTCTTCTTCCTTAGCAGTCATATACTTCATTTCAATGGTACCTGAAGAAAGGGGATGGCCTTCCGGATAAAAATACCCTTTTGAAGGTAATTCTATAATTTCTGTTGGTGTGTTTGAAGCTTTTGCTATTTCTTTACTTGAATCTGCTAAAAACTTTGCTTTCAGCTCCTCGTTGGATATTGGATTGGCTGAGGGGTAATTGTCGTCTACAACTTTTGTCATGATTAAAACTTTTTAAGGTAACTTGTTATTTATTATAAATAGGGGCTGTTGCTAAATATTAACCTAGTTGAGCTTGATATTCATTGAGGTCATTGTCGGTGGCTTGCAAGTATGTTATTACTCCTTCACCTATATATATGTTGTTTATTGTAAACAAATAATCTGAGTTTATATTTGTTACTGCACAGCTTGCTTGTGTTCCATAGATTTCTTTTAGCTTTGTGGTAAGTAAAGTTGATAGGTTTGGATCTAGGAAATTTGTGCTCTCTAAGCCTAAATCTATTATTATTGATCCTATCGTACTTTCGATTATTAAATACTGTATAAAGGTTGTGTTTGGATCAACAACCCCCTCAAGTAGAGCTGTCGCTGTTGGTTTAGTTTCGCAAAAGTTTCCTAACATTGTAACACTACTAATGCGGTCCTCCTCGGGATTGTATACTCTTAAATTTTTACTTTCTTCCCCCCCTATAAACCAAATATATAAAGCTCTTCCGTTTTTGCTATAAGCTTCAACATACTCAAGTCCAGTGGGTGGATTGTATCTTCCATCAATCCATATTGGACTACCATCAATTCTCCAACCGGTAAAGTCTGGGTTTGTTGTTTCAATATAGTAATACTTGTAGCAGGTTTTATTTGCTGTGGATCTTCCTCCACCACTCGATGCTGCTGATGTGGTTGTTGTGACACTTTCTACTATCACCGCTTGTTCGGCTAAATACCACATATACCTTTGTCGTATCTGTTCTGTGGTTAATCCTCTATTTTGAGGTAATAGTGCATATTGTGGCCAGTTAATAAATTGCATACATTCTTTATTATAAATAGGGTATTGTTATGTTAAGCTCATATTTTATTGTACCGCAATCCCAAATCCTATCATAACCCAAATCTCGCATTATTTCCCATTCGGTTTTACTAGCATCTGCCCCTAAGGATAATAATACTGACTTTCTAAAATTGTAGCGATATAATCTTACTCTGTAATCCTTGGTGTACCAATAACTTGGAGCACTCTCAGACACCTTTTTAAATCCTATTTGCTCATATAGGTTTCCAACTGACCACCTCTTATCTGCATAGCTTATGATCTTTGTTGGTTTGTGTTTTTTAATGAAGTAGCTTAATAGCTTACTTGCGCCACCTAATACCATTCCAGTTGATGCAAATCTTGACAACTCCCACTTACCCTCTTCTTTTATTGTTCCCATGCTATTACGTCCAACTGAAAAAGTCATAAGGGCAACTAGTAAATCATTGTGAAATAGTCCTATTTTATGTTTTGATTTGTCACCACCTTGTATGTGGTTAGCTTCTAAAAACACATTGGCTTCTTTTGGTGTTAATTCTCTTATAGTGCATTTTCTTGCATATATCCTATCACTACTACACCCTAGTATGTTTTTCAGCTTACCTTTAACTAATTCCTGCTTATTTTGCCACTCGTCTGAGAATATGTGGATGAGTCTTATTCCTAGTTTTTCTAAGGTTTTAGTTTTGTTTAGGTGATATTTTCTATCTGCTATTTTTGATTCTGAGTGGTAATATAAGCCGTCATACTCTATTGCTATGCTTTTGGTTGGTATGTATATATCTATCTCCTTTCCATTTAACAGGGTTCTATTATTCTCTTCTATTAGGTCTGCAGAAATTAAAGACTTGATATAAGTTGTTATTTCCTTTTCGTCTTTTGATTGATTAGCAAAGCTAGGTGCATAAGGTTTTCCATATTTTGTTAGGCAGGTTTGAATTCGCTTTTTCATAGAGTCGTCACTGAACCTTGGATGATTGCTACCATACTTCTCTGCAGCGGTTTGTCTTATGGATTCAATTATATCTTTGTTCTTCGTAGGAAAAATATAGCCATACTTTTGTAGATTGGTTTTGTGTTGTTTCTCTAGCATACTATCCTTGTTTTTAGATATGTGTGCATATCTACATTTTTTATCACAAAAGGCTTTGGTTTCGCTTTTTAATGTTATAAATTCTTTTGCACAAAAAACACACTTTCTTGTCTCGGACCCTACCGTTCCTTTTAACTTTTTTGTATTATTTATTTTTCTTGATTTACTCTTGCAACCCTCCTCAGTTTTACCATAATCTACCATACAAGACCTACTACAAAACTTCTTTTTTTGCGATTGATAACTTTCAAAAGATTGCTTACAAGACAAACAAGGTGTGATGACTTTCATGCTTATAAATATACACTTTTTTGACCAAAAAGAAAAATCCTATAAGCTTTTTTTGCCTATAGGATTTAAAATAAAATTTGTTAACGAGATACTTAAACCAAGTTTAAAAAACTAGTAGTTTAATACTGCGTAATCGTATCCTATTGTTAATTGGATTTCAACTTGTGTTTCAGTTGACCAATCCAAGTCACCAAAGTTTGCTGTTTTAATATAAGCTCCTACTATAGTCCAATTTTCAATTTTATCTCCTACTGGACCTAATGTAAAAATATCAAAACTCTTTTTATAGAAGTCCGCATACCCATCTCTTCCAGTTACTGATTCATGAGCTGTTCTAACCCACTCCATTACTGATTGAGCTCCTGAAGGAACTATTGGATCGTATAAAGTCATTGTTAAATCTTGCCACTTACACTTTCCTTTCAGCTTGCGTATAATATTTATATGGTCTAACACTACTTCACCACATTCAAGCTGCGGTCTGTTCACTTTTTTCATTATAAAGGCAGGAATACCTTGTACTTGCATTATAAACCTATTTTGTACTTTAGGTTCATATGGTGTGTAGAATATTTCCTCGTTTTCTATTAAATTTGCCATGTTATTGCTTTTTTATTTTTATATAAATATTATGCATTAGTAAAAGTTGCTCCAGTTGGAAGAATATTAAAGTCAAGTATAATATATTCAGCTGATTTTGCAGGTTGTAGATATATTTGACCATACATGATATTTCTATCAATTACATCTGGGGTATTGTTTGTTTCATCCATTACTACTCTGAAGGCATATAAACCTTGACGTGACTTTACAGTATCTAGGTAAGGTGTTACAATGTTTATAAATCTTTGACGAGTTGCTGTTGTGTTATTTTCAAACACTAAGTAACGACTTGAACTTGCAATAAACTTTTTAAGTGTAATTAACAATCTTCTCACATTAATTCTGTCTAATGCTGAAGGTTTAACTTGTAATGTTTTTTGACCCCATATACAGATTCCTTGTGCTGGAAAAGTTGCTATTGGATTAATTCTGTTTTCATATAGATCATCACGATTTGCTTGAGTTAACTTAGATTCTGCATCAATTGCTTCTGCTACACCACCTCTGTTTAATCCTGCAGGGGCAAACCATTCATAAGACACTGAATCATTATAAGCAAATACTCTTGGTACTACAACTGAAGGTGGTACCCAAACTGGTTTATTTCTGTCTGTGTCAAGTATTTTAACCCAAGGCCAATATACACCAACATAGTTTGAATCAATTGAGCTGTTTGCTACTGCTGATACTGCAGCTGCTGCAGATGAACCTTGTACTACTGGGTCTGCTATTACAAAAGCATCTCCTCTGTCCTCAGCTACTTCAATGGCTTTGTTTATGATAGATGAGTGGTCTGCTATTGTTGCACCTGGTGTTACAATCAAGTTTACATCGTATGAATTTGCATCACTAATCACATTCAAAGCTTTTATGTAGGCAACTGAACCTGGTGATGAAGCGTTTGTGCAATCCATTCCAAACAAGTTTCCTGGGAGTATATTTGCTCCTGTATTTTTAGGAATTGCTGGATCCATTCCATCAAAACCTCCTTGCAAAGCAACATTAAATTTAAGTACATTGGAAACATCCAACCCAGCAAACACTGAGGCTGATATGCTTGATCCACCAACAAAGGTAGAGTTTGTACTTACTTTTGATGCACTTGGGTGTACAAAACACTCATCTAAGTTAAACCCACTTCCGTTTTGTACAGTTCCATATGCTAAAGGTTTCAAATAGTTTGCATTATCAGCTACTATGTAATCCCAACCATAATAAGCTTTTTTATTATAAGCTCCGTTGATTACTGTGTTTTGTGTAATATAAGAGGCTGTTGGCATACTAAAGCTTGAAGAAATTGGTTGAACCATTGCTTCAAAACCATAAGGTCTTACATTTGCGGTAATAGCTTTGTTTTTTACATCGTCAACTACCTCTATACGAATATAGTTAGAAACATTATCATAATCTCCATTTAATGTAGCTACTCCAGCATCACTAACTGTGTAATATCTATCTCCAATTTTACGACAAATGTAATTTGGTGAATCTGGGTCTAGGTTCAAGTTGTTGAATGTTTCCAATACTACTGGTCTTTGATCAGTGTCATCATATTCTCTCACCAACAAAGTAAATAATCCATAATTTGTACCTTGTAATGTTCCAGGCAATGCATTATTGATGATGCTAATCTTTACTGAGGTGTTGGTATCTGTACCATCAGCTAAGGTTTTAACTTGGAATAGTTGAAGCTTTTGACCTCCTATAATTTGTGAGGTTATATATGGTGTTGTAGCTGGTTGGTAAGTTGCTGCTGTGGATTGTGATAAATTAAGCAATGCTGCTGTGTCTATAGCAGATCCAGTAACTACAGCATGTATTGAGCCTGATAGTCCAGTTTGAGTACTTAGGAAGTTTGTAAAATAAGTTTGAGTGTAACCTCTATTTGCTCCTCTTACTGAAGTACCTAAAACATTGGTTAAAGAGTTTACACTAGCTGGGTTTAATGAGGCTGTTAATCTTTGTACTGACACATTTGAGCCTGATAAGCTAAATCCGAAGGATCCTGTCACACTTTGACCAACAAAAGCACTAAAGTCTGATCTGAAGTAATCAGATCCGCTAGATCTTCCTACTGTGACCGTTGGTTGAATAACTCCTACTAATCTATATCCTAGACTTGATGAGTGTATGATTTGCACCGCATTAGTAGAGTAACCACCTTCTTGTAGAACTCTCACTACTGTTACGGTTCCTGCTGATTGTAAATAACTCTTTACTGTATATGGTACATAAGTTTCTTCACTTAAACCACCAAACTTTGCAATAAAGTCGTTAAAGTTGTTAACTATAGTGGGTACAAATGCAGGTCCTTTTGTTGTTGGACCAATCACAACAGCTCCTATTTCAGAGACACCTGTTGGTAAAAACGAAAGATCTTTCTCGTTAGTAAAGACGGCTGGTGATACTATTCTTTCTGCCATTTTAAATTGTTTGCGTTAATTAATTGTTTAATATAAATAGTCTACCATAACTTGAAACCTTATAGTTTTATTTGGGTTTTGGTGTAAATTCCCCAGATTCTAAATTTAAAGAACCTTCACCATATTTTTTATCTAAGTTATCGGCTAGTGCTTTTTCCTCTGTGTTTGTTTGTTTTATTTGGTCAATAATCAAGGCTTCTTTTTCTTGTAAACTTTGCAAATATTCTTTTGCGGTTTCAAGTGATAACTTTAATTGTACTAACTCAATCCCTAACACACTGTATTTTTCTTGTAGAGTTTTTATTTGGGCTAACTCCTCTGCTGTAAAATTTATTTTTTCCATTATTAGTAACTGTTTGTTATAAATATGATCACCCTTGGTTAAAATAAAGCCGGATCAGCAGGATTATCTCCTAATCCATAATATGATGTAGGTTGATATGTAATTGGATTATTGTGAGCTAATCCAAATGCACTTCCACCTTCAAAACTTATAAAACCTAAATTAGTGTTACTTCTACTTCCTCTACTAGATAATAGTTTTACTTGTCCTCTTCTGGAGATTGTCATATTAGAGGGTGATACCCACCTTGCAAATTTTTCAAAACCATCAGTAAATATAATTGTTATGTTTGTGGTATTTGTAGATCTTACTACACAAAACCTTCCTGGTCTTCCTCCAAAAAATTCATTCATTGTTTGAGTTGTTCCACCAGTTATTGTGACTGTATCAAAAGCTATTCTATGCATATTTACCCATCCAGCACTAGTTGCAGTAACAAGTAAAGTTGTTCCTCTAGCTATTACTGTTCCTTTTATGTAGTTTAAATTTCCGTTTTTATATAGATTTGGAAATGTAGTATTAGCTGATGCACCTAACCTATAGGTTCCTCCGGTATTAATTACTAGAGGATTTGAAAAAACAGTAGATGATCCTCCATGTACCCAAAATCCACTACCAATTAAATTGATAGTAGCTGTTCCTTGGACTGCCCCAGAATTAGAATTTTCTAAGCTTCCGTTTACATATATACTAGATCCATTTAAAGTTAGACCAACAGTTGCTGCAAATCTTAGGTAGGTACACCAAATATCTATAAGTATACTCCACGTACCAAAAGTTACATTAGACCCAATGTCTACTCTATTCCAGCTTGTGCCTAAGGTATCAATTGATCCTATTGCGTTTGTGATACTTAATACTCTTGGTGGTATAAATGTCCCACTTGTTAATTTAAAAGAAACATCTGTAAGAGAGCCTAAAACAAAAATATCAGTTGTAAATGTAACTAAAGGCATATCTATATCAATCAATTTCCAAGCGTTTATGGTATTGGATGATATAGAAATTGTACCTGATGTTGTACTGGAAGTTCCTCCATTAAAGTTTAAAGTAGGTTTTGTTCCACCACCGCTTGGAACTTGAACGTTTCCTAGAGTACCGGTATATGTGTTTAAGTAAATTTTGAAATCACCAACTAAACCCAATGCTCCAGACATATTTAATGTGTTGCACCAAAGGTCGTTAGTTAAAGTTGTAGTTCCACCACCTGCTGCTATTATTATGTTCCATTTCACATTAGATCCTAGATTAAGAGTTCCTAGAGTCATGGTTAAAGTTGCTGAAGCAGCGTTCACTACTCCAGAAGTGTATGAGAATGTACCTGTTGTACTGCTAAAGTTAACAGCTGATATAGTTATAGTATTTGCACCACTGTTTAAATTAAGATTTGTTAACGTTCCAAACTGTCCATTTAGTGTGCCCCCAGCAATCACAAACGTGGTTAAAGAAGTCACTCCTTGAAAAGGTTGGTCAACCGTGTTATTGATACCAGCATTGCAAGTTATTGTTCTTCCACCAGCAAATATATTGGCTAAATTATTTCCTACACTACCTGTATTTGTTACTACTCCACCAAAGGTACAATCTGCGGCAATTGTATATGTTTTTGACGTAGAGATGGTAATAAACCTAAATTCATTAGGCCATATATAACCATTTGGAGTATAGGTGGCTGAGACGTTATTAAATGCTAAAAATCCTGTGCCTCCTACACCCATTCCAGCTCCAAGCGTTATGTTACCACTCACACTGATACCAAAATCCATTGTAATGGTATTTATGTAATTAGTAAAGTTTATTGTAAGACAGACTCTATTAGAAGCGTTTACTGTACAATTTGCTGAGTTAGCATCAAATACTGCATCATCAGCTGCAGTTGGAACTGCTCCATCTGCTGGTCCTCCTGTACTTAATGACCAATTAGCAGCATCTCCCCAATTTGCTCCGGCGTTTCTAAAATAGTACGTAGCCATTAAAAAATAATATCCTTGTTAACTTCTATTTGTGGTATTAAAGCTTGAATTTCTAATGCTAACCTTTTCTTTTCTATTTCTGTTAACCCTCTATTAATAATATTCTGATTTATTTCATTTATGTCTTTAGGAGCAAAATGAGCTACTTCTACTTCAAATTCATCATTATATCTCACAAGCGTATATAAAAATTCTCTGTCTGTTCTTGTACTTAAAATTACAAATTTATTTTCTTCCATATTTTTTATAATTAATAATTTCCTGCGAATGCTTGAGCATCAAATTGATCAAGAGGACTATTAAAGGCTGATTGGGCAACAAATAAAGCTGAGCCTGAAGGCATATATAATGGTAAGTCAAACGTATAGATTGAAGTGGCACCAACTGTTCCAACAGCTCTTGTGACTGCACTGGTTAATACTTCGCCTACAAGAAAGCATGTACCAGAACCAGATTGATTTGTTGGTGAATAAAATATCTTGTGAGTCATGGCTGTTGTTGCTCCTGCGGAAGCGGTTGCTGAGTTACGAAACCTGACCCCATCCACTCTTGTTCCATCTAATGATGCTGTTAATAATGTTACTAAAGTTCCAGCTCCATTTGAAGCTGTTGTAGCCGCTGTTATTCTAGCTACTCCTACGTTAGGCGTGAGTACAAAAATTGGGTTTAAATTTTGTGCCATAATTACATAAAATTATAATAATTAAAAAGTTTTGTGCTATTGTTTGCTACTGAGTTAATTGTTACTGATCCAGTACCTGATGTTGGACTTATAGTTACATTTTGTCCGGCTATAATTTGAGTGACTCCACCTCCCCCACCACTACCTGTGTCAACTGTGATTGGAAAAGTACTTCCATCTCCTTTTGTAAAAGTTATAGTGTTTAAACTGACTGATGCTGTAGTCAGTAAACTTCCAGTTGATACTGAAGGTCCTCCGCCGATCGCTGAAGAAGCTGTATAAAATAATTGACCTGATTGAGTGTTGTAAGTTAATACGTGTCCAGATCCTGGATTTAATGTTGATCCAGATATAAACACAGAGCCTGAAAGAGTTGTTGAGCCTTTGTTTATAACACTGCCACTAACATTTAAACTACCAGTTAAACCATAACTACCAGTTAATTGTTTTGAGTCTATCCATAAACTACCGCTTTTAACTAATAAGTCACCATAAGAACTTGTAGTTGTGTTGTCTAGTACGTCGTGTAGTTCTCCCAACTCATATCCGTTATCTATTTTAACTTGTAGTATACCATTAGTAGATGCTACTACTACTTGTCCAAGTCTTACAGTATGCTTAGGTGCTACCGGTTTAGTATCTGTATATTGACCTGATGAGGATAAATATAATAATGTTGCTGGTGCAAACCCGTTTGTGTTGATACCAGTAATTTCTCCATCAGTTACTGCGTAACCGAATTGGTTAGCATTTATATCTTGAGCTATAAGTCCAATGGTATATGCTGAGCTAGGATCATTTTCCCAACTTGCTGATGTAAATGTAGCAAATTGTCCTGAATTACCACTAATATAAACAACTGTTCCTTTAGTCAGTGTGTAGGAATTTGTATTTCTTCCTCTTAAAACACTTACATGGCCTGCAGAAATGGTGAAGTTGTTAACATCAGTATCAATTTGTAATGTTTTACGATCCACATCCCAATGCACTCTTCCTTCTGAGTGGGCAAGTGTTCCTGGGTCTAAAGTGTAATCAATGTAATCAACAGTTGATATATATGACTGGGTTACTAATAGCGATCCAGTTAGTAAAATGTTATTGTTTACATAATCATACTTAAAGTTTCCTGATCCATTAAAAGTACTTCCACTATTAAATTGTATTGCTTGCTCTGGACCTCCTGGAGATGTTGAGCCACTTCCACTCCCTGTTAAATCACTCAACATTGCAAAGGTTTCTGTCGGTCCTGCCTTATCGGGAATTTGAAATTCAGTTGCAGTTGTTAAATTTGGCGATGTGATTGTTGCGTTTCCTAAAGCATTATTGATAATTATTTGGTTGTGCTTAATTTGAATGCTTTCTCCTGCGCCATTGTCAACAATAATTGGGTTTGATGTTGTATTGCCTGCGGTTGTAACTTGTTGCAAGTCAGGTATACTACCAGTTCCGCCTGACCCTGTGTTAACAGTTATATTAAAGGTTGTACCATCTCCTTTGGTAAAGGTGATTGTATTTAAACTAACAGATGCTGTTGTTAGTATGGAACCTGATATCTGCTTAAACCTTAATAATGACATTTTGTTAGATGCTTCCTGTTATAGGCCCTTGAATTATTATTCTGTTATTAACTGCTTCTTGTGTTTTTGTAAATGTAGATGCTGGTGCATCAGGATCCACTTCCAGTACAACTTGTCTTGCATCAAAAGTTTTTGGAGATAACTTGTTGCTTAACTCTTTTGCTAAGGCGTCTGGGACTAGATAGCCAAATAATGTTAATGTAAAGTTAGTGCGTACAATTCTATCATTGTCTAGTAGCAGGTCTGTTGTGTTTGTAAAATTGTCAATTTTAGTTCTAAACCTAAACTTATCCTTTTCTCCCCAAAAACTTCCTTCGGTGTAAATTATAGACTCCACAATTTTATTCATATGCTCAACAAAGTCGGTCCAAATAATTATATCATAAGTGACATCTACATACTCTGGAACTACCGTGTTAATAAAAGTTTTAATTGGTTTGCTGTTTGTTAATACACTAAACTGATCATACCTGTTTTCTTGAGTGTATTTGACTTCTTGGGTGTAATATGCTGCTGGTGTGTTTGCATCCACTTTTGATCCAAGTGTTTTGTTTTTAGTAATGCCAGTTCTCTTGTAAGCTATCAAAGGAGCTTGTATTTTGCCTAGCTTATCTCTAAAGTAACCATCAGCTTGGACATTTTTCCACTTTTCTGGTGATCCGTATATTACTGGTACTTCTTGCATTCTTCCAAAGTCATTTATGTCTGGTCTGATTACATTATCAAAATACCACTTGATAGCATTGTCTATGTCATATAAACCAATGCTTAATTCCTTTATCTTATCGTTATCCCTACGTATATCATTAGCACGTGAATATTCATCATCCTTCTTACCGGTGAGAATTTCGTGTTGTGTTTTTGGTAATGGTTTTTTTGAATACATTATTGTCTAGCGTCTATTAATTGTAATCTTGCTACTCTTGTCAAATGAGTTGTACAAATTATAGATAAATTTTCCCCAAACTCAGATCCTACATTTTTTGGATAGTCTGGGTCTTTTCCTAATATAAATTGGTTGTCACTTACGTTGTCTATTTCATAATAGTTTCCTCTCACTTCAATCATGTCCCCTTCTTGTGGCACTAAATCTAACTCTTTAAGTGTTGGTCTGAGAAATCTAAACCTTATTCCTTGACTTTTGTCCATACCAAATTGGTCATCTTGCAATGAAGCTATATCATCTCTTTCTATTAAGCAAGATAATCTTATAGGCATGTAATATGTTTTTTGAGCAGAGGCCTCACCATACAAGTTGTTTGGATTAATACTTTTAGCTTCTGGTAAGTATATTTCATAATAATCAACCTCTTGTTGGATAACGTTGTTGATCAACTCTTTGTTTACGTTTACTATAAACGATATGTCTCTTGATGAACCAAATAATGCACACATTATATTTTTATCTATTTAATGTAAATGAATAAAGGTACTTTGTTCAGTTGTGACTGCATTGCTGTTGAAATAGCCTGTTCTTGTTCCATTTGAGCTTGTCTACTCATTCCTTGCAACAAATCTTTCAACTCAGTAATAAGGTTTGTTTTATCTTCCCTTCCTTGAGCTACAAGATCTGTTCCGTTTAATGTTGCGTCTGCTCCTGGGATTGGTATGGTGCTATATTTTCCTCTTACAAGTCCTAGCATTTCTTTTGCAATTGCTAGAGTGTATTTATAGATCCACTGTACACCTATATCCTTTATGTTTGTGAATTGAATTCTGGAATATGGAACATTGCTAATGTCACTAATAGATCCTGAGTTAATTTTTAATGGGTTGTTTCTATCATCTACTTTGATATAATCAAACCACAGTTTCAACTCAGTAGTTGGTATTGGAAATATTCTTAGTTTGTTGTTTCTCAACTCAAAGCTGTAATTTGACTTTCTAATTTGATCATTTAACTCAATTGCTTGCATACGAAGTAAATCTGCATACAAAGGCATCACTAGAAAAGACACTGCTGGTGAATAAGATCCCCAACCAAAACTGTCCAACAACTGTTGAGTACCGGCTCCTGTCCCCACATAAGGATCAAAATATCTTACAATGGCTGGTGAAAACTCGTGAAAAATTCTTTTGATCTCTATTCTAGATCCAGATTCTTGAGTATCTGCCCAAAGAGCGTTTAAGTCATATGAGCTTGTTCCTGGTGTTAAATCAACATATCCTTTTTTATAATCTACATCTCCACCACTACCGGCTTCGCTGCCATACTGCTTTGCTAAGTCGATAGTTCTTCCTAAGTTTGGTTGTATAGTTCTTCCTGATAATTCGTTTGTCTGTGGAGTACCAACTAAAGTGAGCATGTAGTCCTTTGCGTTGCTCATATTTACTTGCGTACTGAATTCTGTAACAGCCTCTTCAAAAGCTGCAAAAAAATTGATGTCTTGGAGCTCCACTTCCATGATTGGATAACCCAATCTTCTTGCACACCAATCAGCTACTTTGTCAGCTTCGGTTTTAAACACATTATCAGCGTCATAATAGCCAAAGGGTGTTGGTCTGATTGTGATTGAACCAGTGTAGTAAGAGGCTGAGAGGGCTATGAAGGAACTGGATCCGGGCCATATGGGAATATTCATGGTAGAATGATTTAACTATAAATATCAGCTTCCATACTCATAATCTAGTATTTTTCCAACTAAATCTGATCTGTGGTTTTCTTTTAACTTGATCCATTTTATTTCTTCTATCTTCTTGGATAACTCTATAGCATAGGATAATCCAGTGATTGACTCTTTGGTGTCTTGCTGCTCATTATCACCATTAATAATAATTTTACCAGTTTTACCTAAGCGAGTTAAAATAGCTAGCATTTCTGCTTTGGTTAAGTTTTGAGCTTCCTCTACAATTAAAATATCATCTATTGTTTTACCTCTGATGAATTGTACTGGCATTGCTCTTATTTTTTCATCTTTAACAAGTTGCGGTATTTCTGTTTTATTTGTACAACACTTGCTCAAGTTTTCTATGAAGGCTTCCATATAGGGATTAAACTTCTCGTTTAACTCACCAGGCAGGAATCCTAAAGATTTACCTACTTCTATTGCCGCTCTTGTGTTCCAAATGCAATCAACTTCTTTCTTTTTTAAAAAGTCTAATGCTGCTTGTGCACAAACCAGGCTCTTTCCTGATCCTGCTCTTCCTGTTACTATTACAATCTGGTTTTCAACTATTAACCTTTTTGCTTCTTTTTGCTCATCATTTAGTTGTAGCTGGTTGATGGCTTTGATCTCACCTTTTCTTTGACGATTTGGCTCTTTCATAATTCCCATTTATTATAAATAGTCAAACAACCAATAGTTTGTAAAATAAAAAAACCCCAAGAAATTGGGGCCTTAAAACTAACCTTTAATAAACTTTCCGTTGGCATCCTTTTTTAAATTTCTAGATTTTAGCCAAGCTCTTCTTTCTTCGTATTTAATAGGCCCATCTTCTGGACCATGTCTTTGTATAAACCAGTCTAGGCTGTATCGTCCAACTGCAGCTGCTTTTTGTTTTGCCTTTGCTGAGTCTGAGTGGTGTTTACCTCTGGTTGGGTTCTGGCCGTTCAGGTTGAGTTGTCTCATTTTATCTACAAACTCTTTATACTCTGGGGTGTCTTTTCTATTTATCCAAACGTCTCCTCCATCCTTTGTGTTGTATTGTACGTTAAGTCCTTCCCTTACTGTGTCAAATAAGTTAATATAAAACAATTCTGTTTTGTAAGCTGTGTCATAGCCTACTACTTCAGCTACTATTTCTTTGGTGAAGTTTTCCCAACCATGCTTTCTTATAGAATCATATAGAGGGTGTTGATAACCACTCTTTGCTTTAGATAGGTGTTTAGTTAACCTACTGTTAAAATTTGTTGTTCTACCTATGTAAATCCTGCCGCTAGGACTTGTTATTTTGTAAATGTAATGTTTTTCCATAAAACTTATTTTATATAAATATACCATAAAACTATCAAAAGTCCAAATTTTATGGAAAATAAAAAAACCCCATCTTTTGGATGGGGCCTTCTTATTTAATCTAATCTAATCTCTTAGATATTGTTCAAATCTGCTACGTATACCTTTCCGTAAAACTCTGGGCGGGTTACCACTTTCGCGTAACGGGTCATTACACCACGTCTCGGGATAAAGTTATTCGGGTCATACACAAGCGGAGTCAACATTAATGGAATGTATGGAGCATATACAGCACCAGTTTCCAAGAATTGTGATCCACGGAAGCCCATCAAGATGGTGTTTTCTTGCATGTATGGGTTCTTGTAAACAGTATAGCGACTAGTTAAAGCACCTACTTTCTGAACACCCATTGCATACTTCATTTTTGTTCCATCACCATCAGCAGCGTATCCTGGGATTGACTCTAGGATAGTTGACACGTTAGGAGAACATACTAAGAAGTTTGCACCACCACGCATTGTTTTGGCATGAATTTGGTTACTTACTTTTTGAAGTTTAGTACCCAAAGTTGCAAACCAAGTACCTTGAATATAAGCTTGACCGTTAAATTGGCTTTGAGCAAATGTGCTAGTAGCTGAATTCCACTCTTGACCAACTTTAGCTGACCAGTAATCAGTTGTAGCAGCTGCTGAAATTAACATATCTAAGATCTCCAAGTCAATTTCCATAGAAACATACTCAGATAACATTGCTGTTAATTCGCCTTCAGCATTGATTGAATGGTAAGCATTTAAGTCTTGAGCAAATTCAGGAGTCCAACTTGCTTTCAACTTACGAGTTTTAGCAGTAATTGGAATTGAGCGCATTTGCAATTCAATCTCAGGAATGTTTAAGTTTGTGTCAAGTGAACGATTGTTTGCAGTTACACCAACACTTTCAAAATCATTTCTGTTATCGTTAGTAGGTTGCAATGAGTAAGATACTGCAGCTGTGAAAGATCCAGTTGTTACAGCACTACCAGTGATGATAAACACCAAGTCATTACCTGAAATCTTAGTGAATGCTGGTAAGTATCCAGTTCCTGCTGATAATGCTGTTGAACCTGAGAAAGGAATAAATGAACGTACAGCATATAAATCTGCAGTTGTATTGTTAGTAAAGAAGTTAGTGAAGGTAATTTTCTTGTACCCCGAAGTTGCAGTACCAACTGATGCAGTGTATGCACCATCATAGTTTACATCTCCTACAGTAGCAGATGCAGTTGAATAAGCACCAGATCCAGTACCAACATAGTTGATAGAGTATCCAAAGCGACCAGCACCATAAAGACCATCTGAAGGATCTCCAGAAGCGGTTGTGATACCTTGTAAAGTACCAGTTTGGTTTTGGCCAGTTGGAGCAAATCCAAAAGGTTGCTTGTTGTTACCATACTTAAAGTCAAGATAGAATACAAGACCTGAAGGCAAGTTCATAGGTTGTACAGAAACAAACTCTTTAGAAGCTATTTCTCCAAAAATCCTACGAACAAGTGGCAAAGCCACCCCAGTCCATTGTTCAAATCCAGCTCCAGAACCACCTGCAGTAGTTGCAGATCCTTCTTTTACTAATTGTCTTGCTTGGTTTTCAAGCAAGATGGCTAATGTTGATTTTTCATTGCCACCTTTAACGCCTTCCATGAGGCCGGTCTTAGACCATTTTGCGATAAGAGGTTTCACTTCTGCACCTCTATTAGTCTCGCCCATGTTTTCAAATAAATTCATGTTTTTAGGTTGTTGATTAATGATTAATAATTGTTGTTATAGTTAACTAGTTCTTTGAAACGATTATAGATAGCATCACTTTCAGTTAAGATTTTAGTTGTCTTTTTCTGAGGAGCTGACGCAAACCCTTCTGTGATTTTGTTAACCTTGTTGCTTGTTTTTGTAACAGGCTTGTTGTTGATTGATTCTACTAACGTGCTGTAAATGAGTTTTGTTTCACGTACGTTTTTAGCACGATCAAAAGTTTCAATAATTTTAACTTTTTGAGACTCGGTTAAGTTTGCCTTACGGAAAAGCTTATTTACAAAAAGAAGTTTAGCGTTTAATAGGTTTACTTCGCTTAATTTGCCACGTAAAAACTTAATTACGTTATAAGCTTCATTAAGCTCAGTTTCCATCATTTTGCTTTTCTTCATTTTCATTTTTGCTTCCTCCATTTCCTCTTTGTCTTCTTTTTCTTCTTCTTCACCTTCTTCCTCTTTCAAAGCTTGGATAAGTTCGTTGAGATCAATTTCTTCATCCATTTCGTTTTCTCCATAAGCTTCTGGATCTTCAGTTTCCTCCATTGACTCCTCTTCCTCAGCAGATACTTCTTCACCTTCTTCGCTTTCAAGTTCACGAAGCAACTCTTCTAATTCTTCATCGTCAGAAAAATCTTCTTCTTCCTCTTCGGCAGGCATTTCCTCATCATCTGAAAAATCCTCCTCTTCGGCAGGCATTTCTTCTTCGGCAGGAGCTCCTTCGTCATCAGAGAAGTTCTCTTCGTCTTCTTCCTCACGGATTCCAGCCAACTCTTGCATTTTTGCTACTTCATCTTCGGTAGACATTTCCTCCGTTTCATCAGCTTCCTCAGCAATTTTATGAGAGAGCATGGACTGAAGCTTGGGAGCAAAAGCTTCTTCTAAAGCAGCTTTAGCATTTGCAAGAGCAGTTTCGCGTACGGCTTTTGCGTCAGCGATTGCATCTTTTAGCAATTTGTTCATCTTTGTTTTTTGTTTTTAATGTCCTGAGGCTATTGAGAGCCACAATAAGAATAATTTTATAGGACACTATAATAAGGATAGTGTATTTGATTATAAGTATCTCCTTAAAAAGCAAAACCCACTTTTTAGGTGGGTTTATTTAAACTTTTTGTGTATTTTTTATTATGATACTGTATTCAAGCCAATTTTTGCAAGAAAATTTTTCACTTCACCTGTTTTTACTGAGGCCATCGCCGCTTCAAATGCGCTTAGAGAAAAGCCAGCTGCTCCAGTTGTTCCTTTTGCCGCCATTGCTTGCTTGAAAGCTGTTATCGAGCCTATACCGCTATACACTGCTAAACCCGCCACAATAACATAGTAAACTACCTCAGCTACTTTGTCTTGAGCTGTGTCACCTTTTATGCCAGCTTTATCAAAAACTCCTGACAGCTTGAGAATATATTTCACGCCCTTTATGTATAATTTATGCCACTTATGTGTAAACTCAATTATTCTTGAAGCCATTTCTGATTCATTTTCTTTTGCTTCGCCAGGCTTCACTATTTTTTTAAACTTAGTGACTATTTTGCTAAGTGCCTTAACAAATATTTCAACTAATCTAGGAAAAGCTAGTATGAAGCCTATTACAGCCACCACACCAAGTGCTTCATTTAATGATGCATTGCTTTTGTTTACTTCCTGCTCAATTTCTACTTTGTTTGTTTCAAACTCTTGACCTAATGTTTTAAAAGCGTCACCCATCGCTTGATCAAGGGCGTCTATCTGAGCTTTGTTTTCTACCTCCTTTAATAGGTTTTGCAGTTTCATTTTCCTTTTTTAAAGAACTTTTTTGTTTGCTCCGTTATATCATCAAAATTCACAAATACATCTACACCATCTGGTTCTACTTGTACTGTCAACCCATCCTTAGTAATTTTTTTTACCGTTCCTTGATTGTTTGTGAATAAAGCATCGTTGTATTTCTTAACTGCACTAAGATTAAAGTTAATCTTTAGGTTGTTTTCTTGTTTTTCTGGTTTAGCTTCTTTACTTGGTTTTTCCTCACCTTTTTCCTCTCCACCTTCCTCTTCCCCACTAGGTTCCTCCTCAGCAGCTGCTGCAAATGGATTCTCTTCTCCTTCCTCTTCTTTTGGTGCTTCTTCTTCCTTTTCAGCTTCAATAAGGGAAGATAATAACATGTCATCCTCTTTTAAGGCTTGTGCTGCTTTTAGTTTATCTTGTGCTGCTTTTCTTTTTGCCTCTGCTGCTTTTACCTCTGCAGCTGCTGCGTCAATTTCTGCTTTTTTAACTGCTGGGTCAGTTGCTTCTTTTAAGGCCTCTTGTACAAGCTTTCTTATATATTGCCTTATAATATTACTTTTGGCCATGTTTAATGTTTTTGGAAATAGTTTGTCTGCGGTTCATTAAATACTTGTCTGACTTATCAACATCTCCATCATTATCAACATCAGAGTCTTCTTGTCCTACTGAATCCATTGCTTCTGCTATTTCAAAATATCTACCTAAAGTACCACCCATTTCTTCATACAAGGCTTCTGCTCTTTGTTGTAGTTTAGAAACTTCAGCTACGGTTTTATTAAATTCTTTTGCTGCGTCTTTTAAAGTTTTTAAATTACGCTTTACTGTCATTTCGTCAAACCAATCTTGAGTTTCTTGTAATACTACATGCTCAGCATTTTCAATAATTTTATTAATTGCTGTTGATGCTTCTTTTAATCCACTGCTTCTGTATATAGCTTTGCCATACTCGTTAAACTTAGCTACCTCTTTTAAGAAGGCACCTCTGTCTACTTTACCGTTCTCGGTTATGTTTTCTACTATTTTCTTAAGTTTCATGTTACATTATTGAAATTATATCACTAATAAGTGTGTTGATTTTTGAATATTGATTTTGTGCGTTTTTATTTCCTTTATTTTCATGTAAGTTTGTCATGAAAGCTCCTTGTGTAGATGGATTAGATACTAAGTCCCAACAAACAATTTCAAAATCACCTGCTACTTCAACTTTTCCTTCCCCTAATTCTCTAACACTACCCATGCCTCTAGAACTGATCCCTAGTCTGATTCCAGCTTTCAATAACTCTCTTGCTATATTTCCCGATGGTGTTGACAATATTTCAATTTTACCCATCAAGTCCGTTCCATCAAACCACAAATCAACAATGTTGTGTGATACATTAGATAGGTTTACCACCTGCGACTCTGGATGATCTAATTCACCTAAAGCTCTACGTTCTGCTATAAATGACTGCTTATACTTATCAGCCTCTCTTTTGAGTATGTTTAAAGGATAACTTCTTCCGTTTTGGTTAAAGTTTTTGTCACTATCAGTGCTTCCTCTTTGCATAATACCACTAACAATTAACTTTCCATCATTCTTTGTGATAGATTCGTTGATTTGCTCGGGTGTGTATTGTATTGACCCAATATGGTCAACTATTAATTGTTTATTCATTTCCAAATATTTTTTGCAGATTGGTTACCACCTCGGTTGGTTGAGTATATATATTTCCTAAAGGCTCATCTTCCTCATATCCCTCATATACTAAATCACCTTGATTAAAATTTAGTGCGTGTGGTTCTCCATTTACCATTATATCAAACTGTGCTTCTAGTATTCTGTATTCCACATCTTGTGTTTGCACTTGCAAACCAGCTTGTTTAAGTAGGCTTAATATCTTCTGCTCTACATCCTCAGAAACACCTTCTTTAAGTCCTGCTAGTTTTCCAGCTTTAAAATTTATCTCAGCTACCCTTTGTCTTATTTTATCTATTGCTTCATTTGTTTTTTTCCAATATTTTACACTATCGGCTGTTGATTCTTGCTTTAGTTTTAAACTGTGATTTAAAGCTCTTGATATTTCTCTTAATGTGCGGTTTGCTTCTAGAATTCTACTGTTAATTTTTTGACTTTGGGTAGCTGATTGATCTTCTTTAAACTCTTTATAGTTTAGTTCGTGTAGTTTTACAAAATTGATTTTTTCTTTTGGGGCTTTTATTGAGTAGGCATACTGATCATCGGTCACATCAATGTTTTGAGTTCCTTCCGAATCAGGGTCACTAGAAAAAGCTTTTACACTCAGAAAACCAGGTGCATTAGCTGTGGTGCTGCCTTCCTTCATTTTCTTAGACTGCTTTTTAATGTATTGCTTGATTTCTTGAATTTCTTCCTTATTTAACATTTTTTAGCTCTTTTAGCAGTTCATGATACAATAATAATGATAGGATATGATCCTCCTTTATTGTTTTTATCTTTTTGAAACGATCTAACATAGTAGTCACTTCGTTTAATTTAATCAAAGTTACCTTATCTTTAATTTTAAGTTTGAACTTTTCAATTTGTCTTTGTATCCCCTCACTTTCAGCTACTAAGATTTTTTTCAAATCCTCTGTGTTTGAAACATTATTAATATACTCCTTTAGTAGGCTTTTTTGTTTTGTGGAAAGTCCTGCATACCTTTCATTAAATTTGTCGATCATTAACTTGTATGCTAATATTCTGATTTCCTTGTCTTGTTTCAGATAACTTTCTACAATCTCACTTACTGCTTGATTACTATTTTGTGTTTTCTTTCTTGTTAGATGCTCTACAAGTGTGAACCTACTTTGTACAACTTCGGATAGCCTAGATATAGTAGTTCCTTCAAAAACACGATATATAGAAGCATACACTTTATACTCGTTTAGGTTTGTTTTAAAGAAATCAATAACATCATAATGCTTTTTTATCTCTCTAATTAAATTATACTTTTCTTGCTTTAGTGATTCTTTCTTTAGCTTATTATGTAGTTTAATTGTAGTGTTAATTAGATAATTTGCCTTTTCTGAGCTATTGTATTTTTCCTTCAGTAAGGTTTGATATAATAGCAACTCCTTGGCCAAGGTAGTATTTGGTTTGAAATACTCTTTTATTATTAATAAAGCTGGTGATTTATCTGACCCTTGTAGTGTGTCAGCTGCTACTTGTCTTGTTAGCAATTCAAACAAGATTCCAGTATTCCTGATTTTGGAGTGTGTTGATTTTTTCATCTATTAATAAATATGGTGCAGTTCTTTATTCCTCCTGTAAAATGTTGTCCTCGTTTAATAAATTTGGCTCGGCATTATCTTTATAAGTTTCATTTAATGCCTTTCTTTTAGTTTGGTCATATCTGTCTAACATATTTTTATATTTCTCACGATTTTCATAAACCTTTCTTATGGTTTTATTGCCTAGTGGATCCCACCCTAGTGGATGCTCGTGAGTACCATAGGTGCCTGGTTCTTCGGGTCTTCCAGCTCCTGGCCATCCTCCTTCTGGTGTTTGTCTTTCATCGTACCCTTTTGGAACTCCACTACTACCTTTATACAAGTTTGCTATATCGTGAGGTGTTCCAAAGGATTGTCCAGTTTTTACTGGGTCGTTGCCTTCTGTTTGTATCTGCTCAATTCTAAATCTTGCTTTCGCATCTTCAATTATTCTATTCTGCTCTTTCAGATATTCAGCTTCGTGCATGTTAAATAAATTTTCATAGATCCAAGATCTACTAAACAACTTCTTATCTACCATATCACCAGCTAAAGTGACTTTGGATGTCCAAAGCTCTATTTTTTCTTTTTCATATACAGTTGATGGTGAGGTTAAAGATAATTCAAAATCAACTAAATCTTCATCTCTAAAGCCTTGCGCATACAAGTGTACTACAGCAATCTTATATAATTCGGAAGCTATGATTCTTTGTATTCTTTCAATCGTTCTTGCAAATCTAAAGTCTTGAGCTGCTAAAGTTGCTTTACCCGTAGTGTCTTCTTCATACCCCAAATAAGCTTTTGGTATCTTTAAAGACGCCATCATCCTATTTTTTAAGTAATCTATATCTTGAATACTATCATACTGAATTCCTGTTAGATTTTCTATTGAAGTTCCACTCTCTGATCCGCGAACTGGAAGATAGAAATCTTCTAATAGGTTTTGCATGTTATACTTTAAATTATACTCACCCGTATTAGGATCCATGTATGGAACCTTTTTCATCTTATTAGTCATTGCTTCCATGAAAGCATCAACTTCGTTTGGTGGAATGTTACCTATATCTATTTTAAAAATACGCTTGTCTGGAGCTCTCATGATACGGTGTATCAACATTGCATCTTCCATCAACACTAACTGCTTCCACACCTTACGCGCTGGCTCTAATAAAGAACGTCCATAAGGTAAAAAGTTTGTGTCTGTAAGCAGTCTGAAATGAGCTATTTCATAGTTCTCGTATTCATCCACATCCTTGTCGTTTGCTCCACCATACTTACTTGATAAAGCTGTGTAGTCTCTTTTGAACCTAACTCTTGATGGGTTTTCTGGATCAAAATTTTCTTCTCTAATCATCTCATAGGCTGAAATAGGATCTACTCCTATGACTCCAAACTTTTCAGCTACATGCAAGTGCAAAAAGAAGTCACCATATTTCACAACATTTCTTATCCAAGGCCATAAGTTAAATTCAACATTCAAGATATCGTAAAACAAATTATGTAACACTTTATGGACTTTCTCATTGTTTGTGGTAATAGCCAACACATCACCATATTCATTTTTCACAGTACACTCATCTGCATACACGTCTAGTGCTGCTGATAAAATGCTATCCGTCTCCATAGCCTCATAATCTCTAAACAACTCCAACCTTGTATAAAGTTGTAGCTGGCCAGCATGCATTGAAAATCCTGGTGTTGTTGAAAATAATCGAGAGAACCTATCAACTCTTCTGTTAGTTTGTATATTTCCATCTGATTGAATGTGGTTTGTGTCAATTACTTTTAATTGACTACCTCCTACATTACGAATAATAACGTCCGTACTGAATAGTTTGCGTAATCTGCCAAAAAGATTTGTATTTTGATTTTGATCGGCCATTAGTCTTTATTTTATATAAATATCATAAGAGCCAGTTAATGTCCTCTTGTGTATCTTGGTTTATTCTTATTTTCCAACTATCGTTAGTATTGCTAGGCTTGTATACTGAGGCTGCAGATCTAATATTTGATATTGCTGCTCTGTTGATGTCTATGCCAGCTTGCCTTAATCGTAAAGCTGTGTCTCTCACCCACAAACCTTGTCCAAAACTCATTACTAAATCATCATTATATCCACCAGCTGCTTCTGCCTTTCCAGTCTTGTAAATAAAAACTCGCAGTTCTTCAATAAGTCGCTTACTCTTTATTATACAGCTTCTTTCACGCATTAGCAAATCCAACTTACTAATAATTAAAGGTCTTACTTTGTGGGAGGTTGTAAAGCCAGCTATCAAGTTGGATCTGTCAGCTAAGTCATAACCTTTTGTTAAATATTTGTCAGAATCTATTGCTGCATCTTTAGGAGTATAATATAAGTTTCTGTAACCTCTCTCTAATATTTGTTGAATAGCTGCCCATCCTACATTTGCATTTTCTACTACAAGCAAAGCATCATTATATTCAGTGGAGATTGCTACAAGCATATTTCCATAATCTTTTGTACTCAACTGACCCTTGTATTCAGCTACTTGTGTAACAGACTCTACATCAATAACATGAAATGCTGAATAATCTGTTCCATCACCTCTAGCGACGTCAGCTGTTACAATATAGTTCTTTGAGTAGTCGGGAACTTCCCACACCCAAAGATTTCCATCAAAACCTCTTTTTTCTAATGGTTCTTGAATAAAAGTTTGAGCATAGTAGTTTATCAAATCGGGAGGTATTACAGTGTTTCCTGAAGTTGAAAAGTCACAGTCGCAGTTGTGAACTGTTATATTATTTGCGTAGTATATGTGTGAATCAACCTCTATAAGGTCATAAAAACAATCTTGAGTTGCTCTCCTGTCTATATTTACTATTTTTTTCTTACCATCTTTACTATCCAACAACGTTCCTTTGCTTAAATCACAGGCATGATACTCAACTCCATTTGAGTAAACTCGATGTTCCGGCGTACATGATAATTTACTACCGTCCTCAAAGGATATTGTATACCAATCACTTCGTGATACTTTTTTTAGTCCTTTAAAGGCTTCAAATCCGGTAGGAGTTAAGACTTCATAATTAATATTCTGTAATACTTCCGTCATATTTTAATCTTACTATTTTACAGTGTAATATATTCTTTATAGTGTCTTGCCTTAATAAATCTCTTTTTTTCAAGGACCCATCCGGTTGAAAGTGGTGTTTTTCATCATACTCAAAAGCAATGTTTGTTGATAGACTATACCCATCTAAATAATATCCAGCAACTTTAAATTCACCCCCATTTTCTGCGTGAATTAGGTCTGTTACACCCATGTCGTAAGCAAGCTGCTCTAACAGAGGTATAGATTGCTTATTGTAGTTGACACTTTTTAGTCCAACTTTACTTTCAACTTGCCTTTGCATTGTAATTCTTTTGTGCTCTGAGCAGAAGCGACAGTGCTTACCAAAAGTGTACCTTTTACCACAAGAACATTTTGCTCTATTTAGATCATAGTCATATACTACAATTAACTTCAACTTTTGTTCTAAAGTTGTTTTTATAGGTAGATTATTTGTGTGTGTTATAATCGACTTATATAAAGCGGGATTGTGTTTAATCATACTTCTATATTTAGTCTTACCTAAATAATTTTTCCACAACTCATTCTCCTCTAATAAACTCTTCAATTTACTTTTTGTGTATACCTTTGCTGATTGCATGGTTGTTTCAACTTTTTTATAACCTTTTTTTACATAATCCGAATTATACTGAGACTTGCTCTTCTTTTCTGGATTAAATCCTATCTGCATGACCTCACGTTCACCAAACCGATCCCTATAATCTTTACTAGTCATGCTATGTTCCTTCATAAGATGCTGATGCAGCTGCTTGGCTCTATACACACCACATACACGACATATTAAAAGTTTATTGTTCATTTTGTAACCTCCTTTCTAGTTCAAAAATGCTAATTGTTTCAACTAGCCTAGTCTGTTTGTTTCTAATGGTTACTTCTGTGTTCCCTAGCACACACTCCTGAGCTGCTAGCCTCACTCCTAACTCAGCATCTTGTCTATCTCTCCAAGCCTGATCTCTTTCAGGATGTACTTGCCAAGGTAACCTCACTGTCTTAAAGCTGTTTTCTCCTGCTTCTGCATTTACCCACAATTTATGAAAAAAGTTACTTGTACCATTAGGTGTGGATAAGATTATACCTTGACCACCAGTTGATAAAGTTTGTTGCAAAGAAGCCCATAATTCTTCAGCTGAGTCGACGAATGCAGCTTCATCTATGATTACTAATGATAAAGCTTCTGAACGACCTGATGTTCCTGTACTAGAAACTGCTTTGACTTGTGATCCGTTTGATAGTCTTAATGATAGTTTATTGTCCTCAACTGCTTTTAATTTTAACCAGCTTGGCAGATTTTCATACATAACCTTTATTTTTGTAACAAGGTTTTTGGAGGTTGTTTGGTCAATAGCTACTACTAGACAGTTTTTATCACTATTAAACAATATTAACCACAGTGCATATCCTGCAATTAAGGTTGATATACCTAATTGTCTTGATTTGAGAATGATCACACGATCATGTTGAAGAAAATCCTCTAGACTATCTTCTTGATATGGATATAGCTTGAAGGGAACTTTTCCTTTTTGTGGGTGTTGAATCACACAATACTTTTTCATGAAGTATGCTGGTGATTTTGCACACTTTACATACTCCTCTTTGATTATCTCTTTGAGGCTTTTTTCATTCATTGTAACCTATTTTTTTAGTTAGTCGCAAAGCCAATAAAGGCTGTCAGTGTCGTAACGGCTAAAGCAAAACTTAAAATCTTTCTTGTGATTATTAATCTTTTATTCTTTTTAGCTAGTGTTTCTGCTTCTTGTGTTTGTTTTTCAATAATTTGATCTTTGAGCGCTAACTGGGTTGTGCAAATGATTACCTTTTCCTCGCAGATTGATGTAATACTATCTTGTAAAGAGACTTTCTTCTCCGTATCTTGTAGAATCTGCTTAGTTAAATATAACTCAACTTTTGCCTTATCCCCTTCAATTAAATCAATAGCAACTTTTTTTGCTGTTTGATAAGGTAAACAAACCTTACTTGTATCTATCTGCGAAAAACTGGTTAAGCTCAGTAGGAGTAAGCTTATTAATATTTTTAATTTTAGCTTCATAAAAGTTTCGTATGTTTGTAATGGTTTGTTTTTTTGCTACAATTTCCTTGTCTAATGCTTTGACACTATCCTTATATTGTGTAATTAGGCTGTCTGCTTGGGCTTTTTTATATTCAAGTTGTGTTATAACTACCTTTAAACTATCTATTTCTTTGTTTGGATAAATAGTTGGAACTTCCTGTGTCGGTTTAAAAATAATGTAACCAAACAAAATTATTACTAAAGCAGCTAAAATGGTTGTAATATTAAACTTCATTATCTGATTGTTCTGCTTTTTACACCTTTAAGAATACCTAACTTTGTATCGCTTCCAAAGCCCCACGAATCAATTATTATTGATAGCATTTCCTCAACTTCTTGTGAGTCAACATCTAAATCCATACCTTTTATTTTTCTTATGAACTCAGTGGTTTTGTCTGATATGACATCCGACTCGTCCTTTGCTTCCTCCTCTGGTTCTTGGTTTGTTTTTTCTTCCTCTTCAGCTTCTCTCAGTATTGATTGTATCTCTCTACGTAAGTAGTTGCGCAGGGTTGCTTCCTTTAGGGATTGTCTTTTTTTCATTTTACTTTATCTATTAAGTCTAAAAATTTATTTGTTTTTGCATCAAAGTTTTTCTTGTCTTTATCATCAAAAGGCATTACCTCTATAGTATTGTCTTTTTGCTTCATTTTGCATATAGTAGCGTCAAACCTCTCAAGACCCGTCAAAGTGTAGATCATTCCAAATACACCTTCTTTTTCGGTGATTTTAGCCATAATCTGAGCGTCCTTCATAATTAGATCTAGTGCACCAAAATCAGTTACCTCAGCTATAAAAATATGCTCCTCTCCTTTAGTACCTAAATACTTAAATAAAGGCTTATACCCGTGTGTAGTTTGAAATTGACGGAAATAAGGTAAGGCCATTAATTCTGGCTTTGTTTGTTCTTCTGCTTCACGCAGTGGTAATAGATTGACTAGTTTCATTAGCTTGTGCTTTTTTATAAATATGCTTGTGTTTGTAGTTCCTGCCCTGTTTTTGCATCTATCAACGATAAATTAAGATCTTGATATTTACTCAACCTCTTTCCAACAGCTATTAGGTTTTTTATGGAGTCGTCTATGAACTTAATGTTTTTATAACCCCTTTTCACATTTGCCTCTATCCAATTTGCTTTTAGTTCTGGATCCGGTCCTGCTACCCCTACTACGTAAACTTGGAGGTTATGCTTCTGTTTTAAATGTTGCATTATAGGAAAGGCCAATCTTCTAGCTGTCAATACGGTTGTTTTTATGCCTGGATTAGATGCTGACTTTTTAATCTGCTCTAAGTTTCTTGTAATAGGTTTTGAATCCTTTATCATCTTGTCAAAGTCTGAATAATCAAACCTCTCTCCCGGTTGTATTTTATATGTAGCAAACTCTGCGCTTGATAGTTTTTTTACTTGACCAAGTTTATTAACAACTTTAACATTAGTTTCTGTGTCAACTAATGTATCATCAAAGTCATAAATGTGGAGTGTCTTGCCTTGAAGTTCGTTAATTATTTTTTTTAATTTGATCATTTTTATAAAAGTATTGAAAGAATATGGATAATCCAAAAAACACTCCCGCTACACAATACAAAACAAAGTTGGCGCTCCATAAACTTCCTGTCAAGGATACTAACCAATACTGAATTATATCGAATCCAAATGGATTGAAGAATAATGCTACCATTAAGCACCAAGTTCCTATTTTTCTTTTGATCGCATCTATCACCGTCCATGCAGTGTTTATTTAATTTGACTTCTTTTTATTTCTTGCAATATAGCTTTATGAATAGCCTTGCGTAGCAGCTCTTCTACATTCTCTTTAGCGTTGATATGTAAAGCTGCTAAATATTTGCGTAAAGCTGTTTTATTTCCAGCAGTAGCACCCACACGTTTGCCAGTGTCTTTTTTATAAACTACATACTCGTCTCCTTGTTTTTTTATTTTATAAGGCATGTTTATTGTTTTTTTGCGATTACCGCGTTTTTAACTGCTTTCAGGACCTCAACCATGTCTTTGTTTATGTCTCCTATTGAGTACCTGTTAAAAGTAGAATTCCAATTATTAGAAGTAGCAACCCACTTTGTTAAAGTTTGGATTGTTAGTCCTTCTTGCTCAACTAGTTTAATGCTTGGGTAAACTTTATCCCACCACTTTCTAGAGTGAACTCCTGAAGAGTCAATATAATGATTCCCTACTTTTAAGGTTATGTGTATACACATATGATCGTCCCTATAAGCTTCACGTAAGCTACTGTATTGATTGATTTTTCCTTTAGGCAGCTGCTTGTTTGGCCATCGATCAAAAAAAGTGATTTCCGGAGTTATACCTAGATATTTGCGCATGTTATAATATAACAACTTTGCAAACACACCACATCCTCCATAGTTGATCTCGCTGTGAGGTGTTTGTGGAGTAATGTTATCCCGCTCCATGTCAGCAAATTTTCCATGGATCTTGCGGAGACCGATGTTAAATTCTTTTTCTTGAGTACCTGTCATTGCTCCAGTTTTTGAAAGCTCTTGTAGTATTTGCTGTAGTTTAATCATTGTACTAGTTACTTATATATCTTTTTTTACCATTTTTTACAACTCCAATATCTAGGTTTGTATCCTTTCTTCTGTGTTGATAGACAATAGCCATTATGCAATCTTGCTAACAGGTTTACTAGACCACATCCTACAACTCCAATATCCTGCTGATGTTCTGTCCTTTTTTTGTGAACACTTGTGTCGAGCTCTGAATGCTTTTTTGCGTTTTGGATTGTCTCTCTTAATTGATAAGCCTGGATCCCCAAAATTTACTTTTACCACATTACCTTTATCATTCTTTACATATACTGCGAATTTTTTGGGTCCTCCCTTCGGTCTGAATGGCTTTCCTAACTGAACTGTGCGACCTTGATATTCTGCTTCGTTTAGTTCCGTTTTACCATCTCTGATGTCTTCTAATAAAGCTAATGCACAAACTTCACACATTGTGATTTCATCCATAGCATTTATTTTTTTAGCTGCTGCTACCGCTTTTTTATAAGCTTCTGAACCTTTAGGAGCTGGCTTTTCTCCTCTTGCTCTTTTTGCTCTAATATTGTGCCAAAGGCCTTTTGATTCTTCGTTCATGTTTATAAATAGTTAAAATACTTTTTTGTAGGAAAGCATTTTTGGTTCATGTAAATATTTAATTTTATCTAAACCATAATACTCAGCTTTGAATCGAGCCTGAGCATATTCATTAAACTCATGGTTACTTTCAAAGTATGGTTTAAGATCCTTATAAGCTTGTTCCCAATTTGTATTTTGAATTAAATTTTCCATTGCAGCTAGATGATCTCTGTAAAGATCGTATTCATGAAAATCGTGCTCAATGTGTATTAATTCATAAACCTTTCCATCCACAATATAATCTAAACAAAAATCTACCATATATTTTGGTGTAAGATTTAGTAGCTTTACTAGTCTTGGATGCTTTTGTGAAAAAAACTTAATTTGCTCTAAGGCTTCTCCTTCATAAGCATATCTCACATTAACATGACAATGATCTAAAAACAAGTATGGATGACTTTCTTTTTGTTTCATCCAATCTTGTATACAAGCAGCTGCGTCGGTCGGTGAGCCTGGGACTAGAACGTGTCCTAATACGTTATTTGCTTTGTGTAATTGTGATTCAATAAAAGTAAGCTCATAACCAAATCTATCAAAAAAGTCTGGAACTTTTATTTTACTAAAAATAGTAGAATCTTCTAGAGGCTTGCTTAGGTAAGGGTGAGATGGAATGTTATATGGTAAAACCTCAAACATTAGTTATCTTTTATTGGTCCTCCAACTACCCAAGCATCACAAGTTCTTTTAGCTGCACATTTGAATTTTAAAAATCTGCAGTATCCTAATTGTCCAGCTTCTATTACTTGATAGGGGTCTTCTGATCCTTCATCGTTACCAATTCCCTTTGCAATACAATCTAGAGTTTTAGTAGTCACATCAAAGGCTGCACAGTTTCCACATAAAGATTTTTTTGCTTCTGCTGGTGAGTCCAACTGCCACATATCCACTTTCTTTTCCCAAAACTTTTTATTTGGTTCGTTTGGGTTTAATGGACCGTAGCCATATTCATCAATTCCTTTTTGACGATTTTTTAAATTAAGTTCAATGTTTTGTGTTGCTGGTGGGCACTTGGTTGGCTCATCAGCTTCGTAAAGTAGATCCCTAAGCTTTATCATTGTTCTTGTATTTTTCTATTTTATCTTTAAGCTCAGTTACTTCTTTCTCAGCTACTTTCTTAATAAAATCTTTTCCAGCATCTCTCCAATTTTCAATTACACCATCCTCAGTCACATTTGATTTTGATACCGTACTTTCTACATACTCTCCAACAGCTGCTTCAAACTCTTTACACCAAGCTTCTGCGTTTGCGGTTATTTTGGCTTTTTCATACTCTGCCCATTTTCCAGCTTTCATTATTTCGTGCTCCATGTCTATTACACAGTTAAAACATGTTTTGTGGATAGACCACATTTTTTCACTCAAGTAGTGATTCATGGAACCTTTACATTTTGGACAAACCAAAGGTGTTAAAAAAGCTTTGCGTGCATTGTCCATTTTTGTGAGGGTCTTTTTAATTCCATTTTTAATGGTCCAAGTTTTTCCTCCCTCTTCCCACACATCTCCTTCTATGCGTTTTTGTGTGTTTTTGTTTGTCGTAACTAAGTGTAAACTCATCGTGTTTTATAATTATATTTTTGTAGCAGTAATTCAATTCGTTTATCAAACTTACGCAAAGATCTGCGTAGTTCCATTTTTATAGCTTCTCCAAGCTTTGCTGCTTCTTCTTTATCTGCAACGCCTCTGAAAAACTCTTTTCCACCGGTAGATGAAATACTAATGGTAAAAGTTGCTTCAGGACTTCCTTCTTCACCAACTTGTTTAAAATCAGTGTCGTAATGGAGAGTCATGTTTGTGTTTGGTGATGTGGCGATAGCTTCCTTTTTTTCGTTAAGCTTTCGTTTATCCAAAAGGTTAGATAATTTCATGTTATAGTTGTTTAATAATAAATAGGTGTGTTTTATCTCAAAATCTCATGTAGCCGATGATTTGATTTATTGGAGCAAAAAGTCCTGTGAGCTTGTAAAGCTTTCCATTATGCTTAAACACGATTCCTTCTGTTGGTACAATTGCTTTAAATCCTCCAATATCTTTTATTCTTGTTAATTCTCGTTTTAAAAATTCCAAAGAAGCTTTATCATCCTCTCCTTCTGGTGTTTTTGCTGCTTGCTTTATTTTCTCAATGGAAGCTCGTAGTTCTTTGCGTATTGATCTAACCCCTTCGTCTGGATTAAGAGATACTAAGTTTTCTACATTTTGCAAAACATATACACCAAGCTTTAAAAATAACGTTTCAACCTCTTTTATGGCAACTTTCTTTTGTTTGTTGTATTCTGACTTATCGAAGTCGGTTACCCAATTTGAAAACTGACCGTTATCAATTTGAGCTTTTACATCCTTAATGCTTGTTTCTTTGTTTGAAAAACCCCATCTATTAACCAACAATTCTACAACGTTGTTTGGAATATTGTAGCTATAGTCTTTAGCCTTGTTTTTTATATAATCCCTCCACCAGTTTTTTATATAGTCACCTATAGTACTCTGTTGATTGAGCTTATATTTTGATTGTATGCTTTTAAGTGTGGTTAATAATTCTTTTTGTTGATTTTTATAGTCAGCTGATTTTTTAATTTTGGCTGGATCACTCACTCGAATCTCGTATGTTTTTTGACTTTGAGCTTCGATTTGTCTTAAAGCTCCTTCCAATTGTTTTGCGGGTGTTGAATCTTCGCTCACCACATTTCCAGCTTCATCGTAAGTTCTTATATTATGTAGTCTTAGTTGTGTTGCTCCGTAAGGAATAACATTAGCCGTTGCTGGATAAAGCACCTCAAAATTTAAAAACTTTTTTCCATTATCAAAAAAGTACTTTTTCTGCTGAGTGGTCAAGCTATTAATAGCTGTTTCCAAATCCTTCATTGCTTCTGTAAAAGCTGTTTGTATCGAACCTCTACCAGCAAACATATCCTCTACCTGCTTTGTTGTAAGTGAATTTGCTCCAAAGTTTTTTATTTGACCTTTATTTCTTGCCGCTCTTACTTGACCATCTTTATAAGTGACCATTAAATTTTGGCCATCAAGCTTTTCTTGTGCAAACTCCACTTCACCACCTAATGTTGTCATTATCATGTTTTTAACATCCTCAAAGGTAAGTTCCACGTCTTCGTATGGATGAACAAGATGCCCTGCAGCTCCTCCGCACAAAAGTAACTCTCTACCAAATAAACTATTTGCATCATCTTCATACAATGCAATATCCCTAAGTAGATGCGATAATGATATACTACTCTTAGCTCCCTTAGCTTCATTAATTGCTTTTGGTAGTATTTGAAAGTTTGCTGGATGGGCTATTATACTAATGCTAATACCTTTCCTGTATCCCTCATCTATGGACAGTTTGTGGTCTAGGTGGTAGTGATGACCTCGCAGCTTAGCGTTTTCTATACTATGAAAGTACTTTGTAAAATTTTGTTGAGTTGCTTCTCGGACTTTCTGTGTATAGTATTTTTTATCCTCTCTTTCACCAGGCCTGTACATTAATCCCAGCTCATACATATGCTCTCTAAACTCGGTACTATTTCTTCTTTCTGTGAAGAGCTGTCTCCGCAGATCTCTAAGCTCTACGGTGTAGGATTCTTTAACCCCTTGTGATATCTTTTCCCTAACTTCAGGTCGTTTAGATGAATTTGCTTCTCCAAACCTTGGGTTATTGTAATTTTCATTTCCATATCGGGAAAGTTTTGTTTGTTTTGCTTTTTCCACGTTTGCAGCTTCTTTCACACTTCCAAACCTATCTTCTTTTGTTTTTTTAATTTTATCTATGTTTTTTTGATCTTTCATTGGATTGTTGACTCTTAGCGTATGTTTAAGATTGTCACTATGTGTTGCGGCTCCAGGATACTTATTTAGGTATTCGAGTATAGTCATCTGGTGTTTGTGTTTTAAATGATTTGGTGTTATCTGCTTTAAAACGCTTCCACAAATTTCACAAACGACTCCTTCTGTGAGAAGTTCGGACATTAGTTCCTTTGTTAAAATGCTATATATAGGTTTCAAAATACTTTCTTCTGTGTTAGGATAGTTTGTAATGAAGTTTTGGTAATCTCTATTCCTTATATCCTTACGTAGTGTTGAAGCGCTTATTCCAGCTCCGTTTAAGTTATCTGTTCTGTCTGCATAAACTAGAGGTCTTGCGTCTAAAGGTAATTCAATTACTTTTACTCCCTTTTTGTGGTATTTTCCACCTTCAGCGTGTGATGTTGTAAATTGTTGTACACGCTTATAGTCTTCACCCTTTGTACTTGATGCTAATGCGTAAGTTCCAGGTGCAGCTGTTTCTAGAAATTTATATGCGGCTGCTAAAGGACTGTTTTCATTTACTCGCTGTATAGTGATCTCTGGTATGTTGCTTGTCAACTTTTCCCAAACTCTCACACTATCATCTCTCGTTATTCCCTCCCTCGGTTCTGGACCTATGAGTATTTTAACTTCTATTACTCCAGGTTGGGCTGCGTATTTTTTTGCTAGATCTAGGTGGCCACCATGTGGTGGTTTAAATCCACCAGGTAGTAGTACAGTTGTGTTTACTGACTCATCCTCTAGAATTCCCTCTACTAAATATTTAACTAAGTTGTTCATTATTTTGCTGTTTATTATAAATAGGATTGTTTACCGTTTGCCGTCTCACTGCTGCTAGCTCTTTTTCTAGCTTTTCGACTCGATCCATTAAGTTTAGTAATATTTTACCCACTGGTACTTTTGCTATATCGTCATATCGTTTTAGAAATAACTCATCTGCTACTACGTTACCATCAAAAAAAGCTTTAAAGTTTGTATATTTTTGCTCGTCTATGGATTGTCCAACATAGATTTTATCCATATTTCTATATGGTACTAATTCTCTTTTTTCTATGTCTTTTGATAGTGGATTATAAGACAGATAATGCAATATAAAAAGTACTGGATCTGCTTTTAATTGTTTATCAACTGAGGGCATTCCAATCCTAAGCGTGAATGGATTATCTTTGTGTTTTTGTTTTATCTGCTCTATGTTTTCTCCGTTCCAGCCTTGATAAATTCCGTTAATGTGTATTTTTCCCAACACCATATCGTTTGTTAGTGTTTGAACTGCTGGAAAGGGTATCTTACAATTTTGTATTGTTTTTGAATTAATCATTATTCGGTTATTATTCCTCCTGGGTTTTGTGTTTCATTTTGAGCTATCACTCCTCCAACCGTTAAAGGTGCTATAAATCTGGGGTCTGTTGTTTTGCCTATCTTGCATATAGATATATCATCTATTATAATTCCAAAATAGGTTTCATCAACTCTTGAACCAGATGGCTCAAAACATAGTTGGGCTGGATATCCATATTGTATTAGGTTTACACTAAAGGTATTTATCGTGTTAAAAGATAATATTGGAATATTTAAGCTAGGTATGTTACTGCCTATTTTAATTATGTTGTTTTCGGGTGGATAGTAGCTGCCTACATTGTCTCTTACGTTAGCTATAAACACACTCATAAAGGTTCCATCATCGGGATCTATACCCAGACTAGCATCCTTTTTTATGGTGAAAGTGACATTATATATACCACCGTTTTCATCAAAAAAATCATTAGCATTAAGACCAGAATACTTTTTTAACCAGTAGTCGGTTGCTGTTGCTCCACTACCACTATACGGAATTGGAAAAAATAACCTTCTCTTTTTTAACCCCTCAAACCTTGCTGCTGGTGTCAATCCTATTGATTGCGATTCCATGGAATTGCTAACAGCAGCCTTTGTAATTCCAATACCTCCAGACTGATCAAAGAAACCATACTCGACAAGTTCTCCAGTAGGATAGTCTAAAGCGTAGGTATAGTTGCTTATGTCTGGTACTGGGTATGTGCTTGTTTGATTGGCTTCAAAAGAAAAAGTTACCGGTGTTATTGCATCGTTGGCATATAACTTTCTGTTGTATATTTCCCAGCTGCTTGTTATATTGTAGAGCCTTGTACCAAAACTTGTTCCGTTTCTATCATTTCTATAGTTGAAACTCTCTGAGGTTTGTGTATAGCTCCAAGTATGATAACCACTTGTTGTTTGATAAGACCATGATGGTGTAAGACAGTTCCATAAAAAATCCCCAGCCATTGATCCCCACGGAAATGCAACAGATATTGTTGGATATGTTGAGCTTGTTACCCTTGTTGTAGGATATGTGGTTGTTCCTGTTACTGTAGTGAATCCTGTGTAAGTGTCTCCTGGATAGTTGAGAAATGATTGTGAGTATCCATTTGCATTTACTTTTGCCCATCCATCTGCTGTACTAAATAGCGTGTCAGGATTTGTTGAGGATGCTGATGGGAATATTTTATATGTGATTCTCGATGCTTTTGTTGTAAACGCCATGTTTTATATTGTTGGATCAAATTTTCCTACTGCTGTGACTATGTCAACTGGTCCTAATGTGTATTTTAAAATTGAGGTGTCAAACACAACTGTACACGTATTATTTCCGTTATCTGTAAAGCTCGTAACTGCACTTGGTTCTATAAACTGTCCGTTGATAAAGAACAAGAAGTCAGCTTTTGTTGGTGGTGTTAAGGCTGTCCCACTAGGTGGTGTAGCAAATGCTGCACTACTAAATACGACTGTGTTTGTTACTGTGCTTACTACTTGCTCTTTTGTTATGCTTAAGTTTAAGTAAACAATTGTTGTTGTCGTATCTGTACCTGGCACTGTTAGTCCATCTTCTTTAGAATCTTGTACTAAAGAAAAATTTCCCACCCCTGAATAATACTCAAATCTACTATTCTGGGCTTGACATGTGTTGCTTGGTATTTCAGTCTTGAAATTTACAACTAAGTCATCTATAAAAGTTGTGTTTTCGGATTGCTTTCCAGTGTAGTCAAAATAATCAATCTTAAAATCTATCGATTGTGATAGCAATAAGGCTTTTGATAACTCTTCGGGTACCGGTACAGCAAATTGGACTAGTTTTGGGGTGAATCCGTTTAATGTATAAGGTTTTATTGATATGTCCGATACATAAGCATATCCAGTGATACCTGGTGTCTCATCCACTACTCTAGCTCTAAATAAAGGTCTTCCAAAGCCATTACTGTCAGTCTCATAATCAAATAGCACTCGTCCATAATACTTCTGACTTGCACTGTCGTTTTGTATTTTTCCTATATATTTACCAAATCTGTTTGTGTTTGCTGGATATCTTTCTAATTCAGAATTTCTCGACGCTAAGAAGGCTTTTGGTTGTGTTAGTGGAGTTATTATGTTTGTACTTAAATTATCGCTATTTCCATATATTTCTAACTCCATATACGGATCTAACACAACATAAAAGCTTAGGGTGTAAGCCTGGTCCATTGTGTAGTTCTGTGAGTATTTTGTTGTTAGTATGCTTGACGTGTCATTTGATGCTGTTAAACAAGCCGATTCTATTAAAACACTGTTATTGTAATTTGGTGTGAGGGCCGCTCCAATTGAGGCTGGAGTCTCATTGTGTACTTGCCAGTTTTGTGTTAATACATCTAAGTTACTAAACTGACCTATTATTCTATATTCTGAGTCATACTTAGAGTAGTTAGTAGGATTTGGATACTTGGCATCTGTTAAATATTCAACAGGCTGTATTATCTGATCGTTGAGTTGTTTATATTCCCCTGTGATTGAGCCTAATTTTGCGTATGATTTTATTCTATAAACTTCTCCACTAGCTGGTGCTAGATTCTCAAAAGTAAATTCTAAATATGATTGATTTACGGTGGTGCTTTCAGAAAAGGTTGTCGATGTTGGTATATAAGAAACGCTACCAGTGAAGTTTCTAGCTTCTCTGTAAGTATATGTTTGGTTTTCTTCTACCAAATCCACACTTAATGGTATATTGATAATGCATTTAGTATCATTTATTACTTCCACAATTGTAGCTCCATAGGATGATAGCTGCTCTTGTGGGCTGCCTGAAACAATCGTTGTTGCCGGTGGTGTAGGTAATAATGTTTGTGGTGTGGATGCTGAGCTATGAAACTCAAAGTAGCCACCTAAAAATGACTTGGAGAAAAAAGATGAGGTTGCTGTTAAAAATGTTCCAAACCGGTTAGTATAACTGATTTTATAACCCGCTTCAATATCCTGATCAACTTCACGTAGTGTTGTATTGACTGAGTTAATTGTTGCTGGTTGGTTATTAGGATTAATGGAAATAGCTCTAATTCTTGGGTCTAGGATTTCCTCACTCGAACCAAAATCTCTATCATATCCTTGAAAATTGGATTGTATAATAGAAAGTTGACTGGCAGAGGAAGTTATAACATTATATGGTAATCCACCAGTAAACACTCTTGTCTTTGCCCTCAGTGGTGCTGTAACTTGTACCACGGAAACAGATGGAGCCTTGTCAAAAAATAATTCAGCATTGTTTCTTTCATATGGTAAAACTTCAAAATCTTTACTCCATCGAATATTGAATTGATTAGATAAACTTTGTGGTACTTCACGACCTTCAAAATCAAATAAAGCTATACCCACTACATGTATGGTAGCTATCCCAGCAGCTGTAATATCGTATATGTCAAAACTTATATAGTAATTATTAAACCTATCCTCATAAGCCAACACTTCAGCATAGATATTTTTTCCTACGGAGTCAATGATTTCAACGTCGATAGGTGATTCAATTTTTAAGTTTTGATCGTTTCCTCGCAAAACAAGTAAATAACGCCCTCCACCTACTATTGTTGGAAAACTTGTTACATCAAAATAATCTGGTGATAAATCACTCCTATCTTCAATATAGAAGGTTCTGTTAGAGTATCCTCTTGATACTGGTATGCGGTAAAAACTTGTTATTGCCATTACCTATAAATATCACTTAACAGTTTATATGACTAAATTCATCTTTACGATCAATTGTAATAATATTGTCTACCATGTCACGCACCACATCAATGTGTGATATGATCAAAGTAAATTTGAAAAATTCCTTTATGTAAGTAAAAAAGGCGTGCATTGAGTTTAAATTTGAAGAGTCTAATACACCAAGTCCTTCATCAATGGCCATGAAATCTGGCTTAGGTAAGTTTGTTATTTTAATTAAGGCTATTCTCAGCGCTAGTGAGGATATGAAACGCTCCATTCCGGAAGCAAGCTCTAATGGCCATCTATTACCATCATAACAGATAAATACGTTTATATTTTTGCCATCTGTCTCCAACTCTACTGTAAAATCTATTACCTGAGATAATATGTTGTTGACACAGTCTTGTAGGTAAGGTACTGCTTTTCCTATTAATATATAAGGAATACCATCTTTACACATTGCTTTGCAATAGTAATCATAAGCTAGATGCTTCTCTGATAATTCCTGCATATGAGTTATCCTCTTGACACATTCGTCAATGGTTTGCTCTGTTACTTTAACTTTGCTATGAAGGTCCTTCACAATGTTGGTTTTTTTAGAAAGTTCAATCTTCTTTAAAGAAACTTCACCAGCTGCCTTTTTTATTTCTGCTTGTATTTTTTTGTTGTTTTCTAAGACAGCAAGGTTATCTTGGTAAGTTTGTATATTACCTTCGGTAGTTTGAATTTTATGCTCAGCTAGCTTTTGATCCTTTTGAGCTCCTTCAAAGGCTAACTCTAACTTCTCACAAACAGTCTCTTGTTTAAGTAGCTTTTCCTCCAAATCTCGCAAACTTGTAGCTTGATCCTCTAGATATTGATTTGCCGCTAGAAAATCCTTAATTTGCTGTATGTTGTCTAATAAATTTTTGACTGTGACTTTGTCTACTTCTAACTCTTCTTTAGTGTTGATTGCATCTTTTACAAAAATGTTTGAGGTGCAGTATTTACAATTAGGATCGTACTCATGTTGCTTTAACTTTTCAAGCTTTTCTAGTTTATTTGCCACAGTCATTTTAAGCGATTGTAACTTATTATCCAATAGAGCTTTTTGCTTTAAACTACTCTCATATTCTAAGAAGGCTTGTTGGTCAAACTTATCTACAAGATCTGCCTTTTGTTGTGTTAACAATGACAACTGCTCGTTTGATTTATCTAACAACTCCTTAACCTCTTTCTGCTTTGCGGTTAAGTTTTTTATGTGATCCTCAAGTGTTTTCTTCTGGTTGATTAGATTATTAATATCTAGTCCATCTGCATTACTTGGTTGCAAAGCCTTGTTATATTCTTGTAATTTTTCCTGTAATTCTTCTAAATCTTCCTGTACAGAATTAGCTTCTTGTACAGCTACTTCATACAGCTTAACAAAATTTTCTTTGTTTCTTTCAGCGTCTCCTAGCTTTGTTTCAAAGTCTTGTTTTTGATACTCTTCTAATAGGACTGTTGTTGTTTTTATCTCCTTATTTGCTAACTCATATAAAGTATCAAACAAACGTAAGTCAAGAAAATTAGCCAATAGATCCTTACGTTCACTTTGAGTTTTTTCTATAAAGTTGGAATTATTACCCTGCAGAGATAACGCCGTTAAAACAAAATCATCAAAGGTACCTACGTAGGATTGGATGATTTTGTCTGTGTCTCTTCTTTGCTCTCCATTCAACATTATCCTCTCACCTTCAGCATTTACATACCAAAAATCAATATCAACCCTCAGTCTTCCAGCTAATGGTCCTTTAGCATATCGAGTAGCTCTTTTTTCAACAAAATAATCACAACCATTTAGTTCAAACTGAAGCTTGCAATGAAAGTTATCTTTCTTGTTGTTTAGTACTTGATCAGCTTTGCTGGCACGTGCTGAATAATCAAATAAGCAAAAACATAACGCGTCTAACACTGCAGACTTTCCTGCGTGATTTGGCGCAAATAAACCACATGTTCCATCAAATTTTTCAAAGTCCACAACATTGTTTTCACCATAACTAAACATATTACTAAACTCAAACTTCTTAGGTTTCCACACTACATTTCGAGCTAGCTCACTTTGAACCACCGATTGGTTTAGTTGCATGTTTATGTTAAGGATCACTTCCAAAGTCTCGTCATCAATGTTGAGTTGGGACAGGTAATCCTTTATTAATTGGTTTTGATACTGTATGTTTCGTATGTCTCCTTGATTGAGGGACTCGCCAAATAGAGTTGTGTTGTTAAGTGAACCGCTTTTATCTAACCGATGCACTAAGACATCGCTATTTTTATATAGTTTTCGAATAGTTGCCAACATTCTCTTTAAATCGGCTGGTGTACTTCCCTTTGCTCTTAGTCGTACATTTGTCTTTGAAGTGATTGGAAGGTTATCTGGTAACTTATCTCCCTCTACATCAACCGTAAAAAAGCCGTATTCGTTTGAAATATCAGTAAACTTGCAACTTAAATCATCCAACTTTACCAAAGCATATCCATGTCCTTCAAAAGATTCTCCAAAGTTTTGTTGCACAAGACTGCCTGGGAAAAACATTAAGGGATCTGATTTTGAAAAGACCTGCCTTTTGTGGATATCACCTAACAATACTAAATCAAATCCTGCAAATATATCCCAATCGAGACCGTGTGATAAAGATAAGCCACTATCAACTTTGCTGTTAGCAACAGTGCCATGATACATAGCAACCTTTTTTGAGCATTTAACTTTGATTTTATCAGCAGTAACATAATCCTCTTTTTTATCTAGTAAAGACATGACGCTAATAGCCAAGTCTCCAATTTTATATACTCCTGAATTTCTGAGATAGAATAAGTTTGGATGCTTGCAAGCCTCAACAATGGGTGTTAGGGCATCTAATCGACTGTTATTATTTAGATTAGTATCATGGTTGCCTGTAATAACTATAGTTGGTACTCTATCAGCTAACTCTGAGAAGAAGGAGGAAACTACTTGTATAAGCTCTGGGCTCATATCTGTTTTAGCATGCACTATGTCGCCACCGATTGTAACAATACTATTAGGTGGTAAGTTATCAACATCTTCATAAAGCTTTTTAAATACTGCTATATATTCTTTATGTCTTTTCCAATTTCTTATGTGAATATCTGCTATGTGTAATATATATTCAACCTTTACTATTTCTGCTTTTATTTTATTTATCATAATATAATGAAGTTACTAATTTTTTTTGACACTTACAACAGGCTACCTAGTTTGAAAGAAACAAGCTTAGCAAAATCAACTTTTTCAGCCTGATTAATGCACTCCACCATCTTTGTGTATCCTAATACACTAGGATCTTTATCAGGTAAGTGTGTGATTTTTACGTCTATTCCGTGATTTATAAAGTACTCAACATAATCATAAGAGTTAGCAACTGCATCTTTATCCAGACACATATTGACACACTTCACATTATGTAGAATTTTAGTTTTTAGCTTATCCAGTATTTGCTTTCCAAATAATGGTATTGCGTTTCTCTTTACTGCAATTGCATCAAAGACACCCTCAACAATAGTTATAGGCTCATTCCAATTTATTTGATTCTCAAAACCTATTACATCTTTTGATATTGGTGGATTTTTATGTTGAATAGTGGCATCGTCATAATAGGACCTGCCGACAAAAAAGTTTAAATTATTGTCTTCATCATAGCTGGGAATAATTAACATTCCTCCATACGGACCACTTTCGCAGTAACCAATCCGATATCTTAGTATGTCAACAGCTGTTAGACCTCTTTTTACCAACGCATAGTATAATGCGTTTTTGTAATCTGGAGTATTTTGCTTTTTGTATAGGGGTATATACTCATCGGGTAGAGTTATAAAAACATCACCTTTCTGCTTCTGCTTGCTTAGAGGTTGCATTTCACCATAAATATGCTTTACTTTTTTGATTGAGTCAACAGTAGCATTAGACTTTTTTAAAAGTGAACCTATAGTCAAACCTCGACTAGAGCATACCCAGCAGTGGTATTTTTGTGTAATTATATTTACTTGCAACTTTTTCTTGTAATGATTGCAGAAAGGACAGTAATAACTTATTTCACCATTTTTGTGATTTGATCCTGTCCCTAAATGGTTATCTAAAATATTTTTTACTTGTAATAGATCTATTGTCATATTACAACTATACAACTTTTATTCCAAATCACAAGACTACAATAGCCAGTTATCTGGAATACACTTATCAGCATATAAAAAGCCATATTTCACACACCAATCAGCATAAGTAGTCTTTGACCCTTTTCTTATTTTATTTTTAGAATTTTGAAAAACAAACCGAACATCCAACTCAGGGTGCTGTTCCTTTATTAGAAGGTGTTTCTTTCTATCTTCCATAACAAAACGACCTTTTGTTTCTATAAAAATGCCATTAGGTAATTTGAAATCTGGAGTGTAAATGTGATTGGAAGCTGGGATGGTGTACTTAATTGTGTGTTTTTCGTATTCACCATCGATTGACTTAGCAGTTAAACTTTTGTTAATAACCTCTTCCAAACCGCTTCTAAAGCCATGCTTTGCAGCAGCTTCTCTTTTTGTAAACCTTTTTCTTGCCATATAACTATCTATCAAATTTTACTATTATTGTTGTGTCTGTGTTTGCTGCTAATTGTATTGGAGAGCTGAGTTTGCCTACTGCTACTAATTGATAATCATCGTTGTACAAGCCTACCGTTGTCACAAAAGGTCTAAAACTTGAGCCAGTCATGAAAGCTTTGTAAACAAATTGATTCATCTCTGGGTTATATTCTTGCACTGTGCGGTTCATGCTCATTCCAAATTCTCCTGGATTAATAGTACATGAAACCTCTGTTTCCCATATCGTATGAGTACCTCTTGCATCAGCAGATACAATATCCATATATTTTGTAGGTTCAGCTGTTAGAACCACCATACCTTGATTATAAAATACATTTCCAACTATGTTGCTTCCAATGTTTTGAGTGTGTCTTAGAATACTAACATCCTGGTTTGAGCCAGTGGCTGTTAAGGCCTGGCTGAAAAACTTTAAGCTTGCAATAACTCCTGTGAAGTTTCTCTGGTAGTTGTTGTCGCTACCAATAAAAATATTTGCTTGATTTGAACATTTTGCTGGAACGGATATGTCGCTACCTGAAGCCTGTAGAGTATTATCAACGTATAAGGATAATAATGATCCACTTTTTACTACAGCTACGTGGTGAACTTCATTAATGGATACAGCACTACTAGTGATAGCAGCTAACTCATTACTTCCATCTCGCTCAAATCTTATCTTTGACTCACTCGTGAACAAGAGCCTATAAGGAGTTTTTGTGGAAGTAGAAACACTAAAAACATTACCATTCTCATCTATCCTCAAATCCTCTGAAGGGCCTTCCTTTGTTAATATAATCGAGCCTGAAGTGCTTGTTGGCACTACTTGAGGCATAATGACGGTACTAATTGAAAAGTTGGAATTCTCAAAATTATAACTTGGGTTATACTCACCAGGCACAATGGTCCAACTTGAGCTTAAACTTGCTGTAAAAAAAGGAACTACTCCATACAATCTATAAACTGGATTTAAAGCACTACCAGTTTGTATATGATCAAACTTAATATTTTTGTAGTGTGTTTCCTTTACACGCCAGTTTCCTCTATTAAAGCTGCTTGTAAAAGAAACAAAGTCTTCATTCTGGTATTTGTATCCGTTATCTAAGGGCCACTCACCACTCAAAGGCTTAGACACAGAGCCAGAAACACTTACAAAAGCTCCACCTGAACTTGTATAAGGTGTAATTATACTTCCACTAATAAGTAAGTTTCCAAACCCATCATCTACTATTTGTAGGGATTGGGTTTGAGCTAGTGACATAGTTGGCGAGAGTGCATAATTTGCATTAATTATTACTGAGCCTGGGAGTATTGATTCACCAAATTTGGATTGAGGCATGCTTATAACCCAAGCTTCTTTACTTAGTTTTCTTACTTGTTTGTTTATATTACCGCTGCCAAAAGTTGCTTTATTGTTTGTGTAAAAATCACGATAAAATAAATGATCAACGGATCTATGTACAACACGTTGTAGTTTGTCATTAGCAGTGGTTGGTTCTATACTATCAAAAATAGGATTACCCTGCTCAAAAGTCTGACTTAAATTGAGTGTGCGAGTCATTGTTCCTGGGTTTGCAGGAGAAGATGATCCAAACGCCTTATTTGTGTGTACAACCCAAACACTCTGAGTGTAATATGACGCTAATACAACTGCCTGACCCTCATAAGAGGAGTTTACGTATCCAGGATCTTGAGCGATTGTAACTACATCACCAACCTTAAAGGGTGGTTCTTGGGCAGGCCCTACAAAGGAGGCTGACCCAGCTGCTCCACCATAAGAATCTGAAGAGCCATTATCAGCAAAATACCACTTAGTAGTGGCTGGATAATAATCAGCTTTATAGAGGGTGAATGTACTACTTCCGGAGATATTAGCCGACCAAAGCTTGTGAGCTCGGAAAGGAGTTATTCTGATGTCGGATTGATCTAAACTTTTAAAAATACCTGCCATATATTAATAAATATGTTTTAAAGCGAAAAACCCTTCAAAACAATACTTGAAGGGTTTTGGTCCAAGGATACTATCCATGGAGGGGTTCTAATCTATTGGTGATTATGTTCTAGTTTAACTTTTATTAAGACTTCTCAAAAATCCAATTTTACCTTCACAAGTGCCTCACGATTAAAGCTCTTCAACAAAGGTCTACTTAACTTAGCAACTGCTAACAAGCGATTATTATTATCATACATTCCAATCGTAGTAACATATACACTAGGATTTCTTAACATGCTTGCATGACGGAAAGCACCAGTACTACCAGTTACAAATGTTGGATTGTTTGAAAAGTTGAATTGCTTGTTTGTGATTCTCACAAAATAGTGAGTGGAATTTATTTTTTCTTCACTTCTAGCAGCAAAGTAGCTAGAACCACTTATGTGTAAAGACATGCTAACATGATTACGAGCTTGTACGTTGGAACTTGAATTAAAAGGTATCCCTAGTTCTGTAGCTAACCTGTTAGCATTAAACACAAACACACCCTGATCTGGATAAAACAATCCATACTGCACGTTTGAAGCTGTTACACCACCGGAACCACTATATATTCCAAATACACGACCCGAAGAGTTAATAGTTGGAGTTTCGTTTGCACCACTGCCATCTATAAAAACTCTATAAGCTGTTGGCCAAGTAGAAGAAACAGATCCACTACCTAATCTCAGTTCCCAGTTTCCTGGATCTACCTTTTGACGGAATCTTGCACGAGCAACATTTATTACAATGATGTCATCAGGATCATTTGTACCACCGGAACCATTATCAAAAGTAAACGATTGATCTGTTGGAGGTAAGAGTTGATTTCTATATTGTGAATATATTGCCCTAGATGGAGTGTCATTAATGTTCTGACCGGTTGTATTAACATCTCCAATAGATCCACTACCATTTTTATTACCATATGCTATTGCAAATTGTACTTGAGCATTAGAATCGGTGGCTGGGTTCTTATGAAAAATATTCATAAAGTAATCCCCAGATTGCGATAGTTGTGTTGAGGATGTAAAAAAACCAATTCCTGAGGCAAATGATGCCGAGTAGGGGTTCATATTTTCTGACCATATAGGCTGCGATACGGTTTGAACGTCTCCAGGAACTATATCATCTGATGTGAAGGATTTGAAAATTTCTGCCATTGTTGTGTTTTATGAGGTAGAATTAATTTATTATTGTGGATTGCTTGTTGGACCGCCTACTAACGGTGTTCCTAATGTTGGAGCTACGTTTAACACTGCAAACTGTGAAGGATCTACTGTGATTGTAACAGTTACAAATCCACCAGTCTCGTTGCCAATAAAGGTTAATAAGGCTCTGCGTACGGTTGTTAAATCTGATTGTGATTTTGGTTTAATAACAAACTGCTTACCTACCCTAGAAATAGTTGAACCTGCTGTAGTCATTCCAGTAACTTCATCATCCAAGAAGCTTGTAACACTCACTGTACCACCTGCAGGATTTGATTGTCCTGAAGCTCTTGGAATAATCACTTGACCACCTGGAGCTACTTCTAAACTTGCCACAGTATCATCACTCAAAATAGCTGTGTATCCAGCTGAGTCGTTTCCACCTGGAAGGTTAATAGTTGTTGGAGTGAATATTTGCTGTTGCAATAAAGAGGTAAATGTTACAGCTGACGGTGTGACTGTGATTACTGGAATACCGATTGCATCTTTTGGCAAAGTTACAAGCTTATAACGAAGCATTTGCGATTCATCAGGCAACGCCTCAAGAATTGGCATAGCTTCAATCACCGCTCCATAATAGTTTGTTCCTAAAGTGTGCGCAGGATTCCATAGATCATAATCTATTTCATCATCACTTAAAGCAAATTTTGTAATGTCGAGCCTTCCTCCGGCTGCTAATATTTGTCTTCCTTTGTTTGTTAAGATTGCGTCTACTGTTACTGTAGAATTATCTAGATATGCCATGTTATTATATAATTATTTGTTATGTTTTTTTGGGTGTAACTAGTTCTTATAGAGAAAGAAATAGTGACCATTATTAAATTGTTTCATTCCTAACCTACTAGCAATCATTGGTGCTACTTTTTTATATAGTGCTTGTCTAGATGGTTCTTTGGCCGAGAAAAACGCATAATTGATTTTTTCTCGTTTTACTTTATCAATTACGGCATTAATAACAATACCAAATATTTTTGCTGCCTCTTTGCCACCTAAACCAGTAACACCCTTACCTTCTTCTTCATCTCCAAATTCGATATGATACCCCTCACGAACAAAAGTATCAAACAGCTCTGGATCGGAGCTTTTAGGCAGACCCTTTTCTATCAATTGATAAACCTCATCAGGAAGATCTAACAATTCCATGTTTTCTAATCTAATTTCGTATTTACGATTGTTTGGTCCAGTAAATACAGCGCTATAATCATCATATTCAAATGCTCCATCTTCAGTCGTCCATTTGACCTTTTCTTTTGTGTCAAACAGCTCTTTTACTACCTCTTCTCTAACGATTTGTTTTAATTCTGATCTTTTCATTTTAGCATGCTTTATTATAAATATGCTTTGTTATTATTTTACACCACTTTTATCTGCGGGCTCTTTGTGTTTGCCTTGTTGTGGCAGGTCTAACTCTTGGGTTAATAGTTAACTGATTAGGATTTACTGGGGTTATTGTGATCACTGGACCTCTGTCGATTGTGTCGTTGCTGTTTACATTATAATCCGGTGATGTTAATTTACATCCTTCATACCTAGCATTTACCATTCCTTTACTATACTGTAAATGAAAGTCTTGAGTATCGGATCTATAATTAAGACACTGAACTGCTAACTTGGTAATTCTCACAACATTGTTTACTGCATATACAGGCTTTATAACTTTAAATTGAGATCTAAGTCCTAGTTGATTGCCCGTTGCTTTTGTTATAAAAGATGTACTATATGTCACTGGAGATCCACCAGAACCATTAACTGTAAAACTCTGCGTTAAGTTGGATGAAAAATCACCAAAGTATAAAGTAAATAA